GTTAGTGATACCGTTAAGTATGATTGGAATATCTATCGGATCCAAGTCATCTATGAACTTGACAGTCGCAGTCCATTCCGGACGAAAGAACGGAATGATCTGTTCGACGATCTTAGTCGCGTCTTCAGAATACTTAGTCATAATGTAGAGAGAGAAGTCGATATTGTATGGGGCAGCCGACCAAACGAATAACTTTTGGTCGTTCGTTTCTCCGACTGCCTTCTGCATCTTTTGTTTAGAAGCGATCTTGCGAGTACCATCATACACCATGTTCGTAATCTCAAAAGACATACGAGGTAGAGTGATGGCTGACGGAGCATCTAGATTCGGGTCCTGCGTGATCTTTGCAAGAAACTTTTGAAAAGGCCCATAAGCGATCGGCACAATAACACTCTGCGCCTGTACACCAGCATTTGTAGTACGCGTGATCCTTATCTTATTGAATATGGTCCCAAATAGGGCTACATACTTTCGAGTCGTTGCGTTATAGAAGTGATTTACAAATGCCATGTTAACTATCCGTTGGGTTTGTGATAGTTTCGCTAAATGGATCTATCTCTGTGAAGTCAATGATGTCGTTACCTACGTCTTCAAAATCGATGTTATTTGCGATAGGATCGCGTGTCTTAAGAGTGGTAAGATCTGTGACGTTAGTAGTCTTATAGTCGTCCCAGTACTCATCAATGAAGTCAACCTTTGTATCAAACCTTTCGTTAGAATATTCAAACAGCTCGCACTTAAGATCGAATACTTGAAGAGCGCCGGATTGATAAAAGACGCTCTCGTGTTCAACGTGCATGATCTTAAAGAACTTATCATTGAGAGGAAAGTATATAAGGTCGCCTTCGAACGGTCTAGTGCGAGAAGTATCTTTACGAGTGACGTATCTTTCAAATGTTCTGTTTGCAACTGCAAATGTCACTTGGTCACGTATCTGAAGACCAAATCTAGACAAGAAGTCACCCTCTCCCTGAAAACCATCAACGCTCTTAACATACATCTCAAGCTCGTATGCGCGATTAAAGATCGACAGATCATCCTCGTTTAAGATATCGTCCCTTGCTTGTATCGAACGACCTATGTATACGACATCCATGCCGTATATCTGAATAGACTCTATGACCAGATCATCAATGAGCTGTTGTTCGTTGAAGTAGTCATAGTTGTTGAAGAATACATTCGTTGCCATGGATCATCCGATGAAGTTGTACACGAGAGGCTGAAGACCGGTCTTTGCCATCTCTTCCATCTCCTTACGATCGTTCTTTGCTTCCGATAGTATCTGTTCGCCATTGAATTGAACACCGCCTACTAGCGACATATTCGTAAACTTTGTAAGGTTAAGACCCCACTGCTCACGAATAAGAGCCGATGCATAGTTCTGAAGAAAGCGATCCTGCCAAACGTCGGAATACGTTGTACCATCGATGATGTCATACCCTTCAATGATGATATAGGATCCTGGATTTAAGATGTTCTTTGTAACGTCGAGATAGAGACGGTTTATATGACGGTTGTATCGAATCAAAGGACGTCCTACAAGAATCTCTTGTAAGAACTGAAGATGCGATAGTGCCATGTAGTAGTGCTGAATATTGTAACCGGTGATGTCCTCAAGGTTATTGAGAACGAACTGATACTGCACGTTAAAGAAACCCGTGCCGGTCGAGATCGAGGAGCTTAGATCAAAGATACGAGTGATACCGAGAAGATCCTCAGGTACTTCTACATATCCTCGATCTATATCTTCCTGTGTAAGCTGATGCTTAAGATAGACCATCTGACTTCCATCGTAGTGATAGTCTCTCCAAAAAGAGATCGCTTCGTCGATACGATCCTCTACCTGTTCATCAGATACGTTGATCTGAATTACTGGAGCACCGATCTTACGTAGGACGTAATCTTTAAATTCTGCACGAGTAGTTGGTCTTGCCATGTGATTGATACCCTACTTTTTGTTTCTATTTATAAAAGTAGGGCATCTCGTCAATCGCGGCGTTCTATATCGTCTTCTGATAGGACGGAACCCATCCACACCTCGATTACTTTTGCTGATTTCATACCGATGTTTGTGGCTTTATGCCAAGTTCTCGATGGTATGTCTATGCTGTCTCCGGTGTGATATATCTTCGAGAGTCTATCTCCGTTTTCATACTCCAGATCCATTCGAATATCACCCTGCACCAGGTGCCAGTGTTCGCTACGAATGAAGTGACGTTGATCGCTTAGCGACTTGCCGACGTCAAACGCGAGTTCCTTTACCTGCCAATGACTATTCTTATCGAGGACCGTGTATGTCCCCCAAGACCTCTGTGTAGTAGGTTTCTCCCAGTTCTTAAGGATCCAACTCGACGAGTTCTTCTTATCTTCACCGCCAACACCAAAGACAAACTCGACATTATTAAACCCGTGAAGCATTTCAGGAATATTGTCTGAAGTGCGATCGCCTCCGTTTGCGAATACGACAACGTCCTTCAGTTTCTTTCCGTTTAAGACTTTTGCGATCGCGCCAATCGCGGTTCCGTCACTATCGTCAAAGTCGATTACCTCGTCAACACATGACAGTTCACGAATGATACCTACTCTTTCTTCAAGAGGCATGAATGGTCGGCCCTTCTTACGAGCCAACCAGTCGTCAGAGTTTACACCGACTATGAGACGATCACCTAGTTTCTTCGCGGCCTTAAAGTATGCGATATGACCAGAATGTATCGGATCAAAACCGCCGGTAACTAGTATCAGTTTCATCTTAGGCTCCTAGGTGTATGTTTGATTTTTCGCCGTCAAAGAAGAACATATGCCACAGTCTGCAGTCGTTGATGTCACTTCCAAAGTATTCCGACGCAGCGTGTATGCAGCCTCCGTCAAATATCACAAGGCGATTGAATACATTACCAAACACATCTACCGGTTCGTATGGAGTCTTATCAAGGAAAGTCTTTTGATTAAACACCTTAAGTCCTGTACCGTCCTCCCAATTGATCTGAGAGTTATGATGTATCTTCGTTGCCCTGTGGCGATACATTGTAGTGCCGGTCTCTGGCGGTGCGTCCGGTGTAAGATAGATCATTCCTGCCCATCTCTGTTGGTCGCAGTGATAGACAAGCTGTTCACCCGACCAGTTATGTTGAAAACGCCCATTCATCGGATAGGATTCCCACTCCGAGATCCTTTCACCAATGATGCTCTCGAATGTTTCCTTCAATCCGTCAAAGAGATGCTGTGTACGCGTTCTTCTTCCTATATATCCCGGATCATCAAAGAATTCTTGACTTAATGCATACTCACGAACCGCATACGGATCCTCATAGAAGTTGTCGATAACAAATGCACGTTTGTTCGTTTGTAAATCAGGATTTACGCGAATTTTTTCTTTAAGACTAATAGGTTCTGCTCTAGGTGCAGGAGCAGTCTGTTCGTTAGGTATAAACCACTTATTCATATTAAAACCCCATATGTTTCTGTCTTACAAATTCAAGATCCCATGTCGTCATAGAGATCGGTGCCCCTTCTCCCTCGAACACATCAAAGTTTGGTGATAAGCTTCTCCAACCCGGGCCCCATTTACGATTGAGGTACTCGATGTTTAGCTCGTTCGAGTGATCCAGCTTTTCCTTAAGACCCTCTTCGTTCTTTTGAGTCTGACTGCCACTCTTATAGTACATTGTACTATCCTCAGGACCGTGCATATACTTATTCTGCAGACCTACTACCTTACGAATAGGTCTATGTTGCATGCGCATGATATAATCAGCATCCTCACAGTATGCAGGATACGTGTTCTCGTCGAACAGACCAAAGATCTTTACAACATTCTCACGAATAAGGAACAGGTCCCAAGCTCCAATTCCAAAATCACCGGCATTAGGATGTATCATTCCAATGACTGGATCCATATTAAGTGTATCTACCATCTCTTTTAACAGCCCAGGGCCAAATGCAACGTCATCGTTCGCGATGATCCAATACGGAGCCAACATGTAACACTTAATTATAAGGTTCCAAGCTCCAGCGCAACCAATGTTTGCGGGCATATGAACGACCTTAATATTATCTATGTACTTATGGTCCATCTGAGTGAGACGATCGAGTTCCTCGTCTATCTCGCCTCTGCCATTATTGTTAATGATAACAAAGTTTTCGACCGGATAGTCCACACTCATAATAAGACGCGCTATCCAATATGTGCTGTTTACGACTGGAGCACCAATCACAGGTATCTTATCTATCATACTAACCAACTCCTTGATGTTAATGTTCTTTCCATTCTCTTTCCACCATTCTGTTATGAATTCACTGCTCTGATCCTGTATTCTTTGGATCTTATCATACTCACCTTCCTGATCTCTATTTAGAGTAGAGTTGTGTTGTCTATTCTCGGTAAAGAACGGAAACACATAACACTGTCGATAGTCACCGGGATATATCAGGTTCTCAGGAAGAGGAGTAT